GCCTGCCCTTTGGTGACGTTTAGCCCAACGAAGCCAGGAGGTCGTCAAGTTCAGCGTCGCCGCTGCCTTCTTCAACTGCTGCGGCAACCGCCACAGGTGCGGGCTTCACCGCTGCCACGGGCTTGGGCGCCACTGCTGCAGCCACAGGGGCAACTGCTGCAGGCTTTACCACTGCGTCTTCCACCGGCGCAGTGATGCGCTTGGGCGGTGGCGCTGCAACCGCATAGGGGTCTTCTTCAATGGTCGCGGCACCCAACGCAGCAACAGCACCCGGCAGGCCGGAGTGCGAAGGCGCAGGCAACAGACCCGTCACAGAACGCACCGAGTTCAAGGCACGCAACTGCTGCTCGCTGGATTCCTGGTTGACGTATTCGTCCAGGTTGTGCAGCTTGGACAGCACATCGGCAGGGATCGGCTTTGCCAGCGCGGCGATCTGCACCGTGTACTTGGTCAGCAGGCCAGTGCCCGAGCGGGTGATCAAGATGTCCTTGCCCGTGGAGATGTCGAAGATCGACTGACCAGCTTCTTCCCATTCCAGGCAGATGTCGATGATCGCCTTGAACGCGGTGGGTGCCAGTTCAAGAATGTTGACTTCGGTCGGGGCCGGGCCATCAAGCTGAATCGCATTCACCAGCACACGACCACCAGCGCCTGCTTCCTTGAGCATCTTCATGGTGAAGTCATCAGCGGCAGACTTTGCACCTTCGCGAATGGCATCACACACCTGGCACGGACGACCGTAGGTCTTCTCGGTACACATGTAGATCGCCAGGATTTTGCCCGTGCTGTCCTTGATGAAATGTTGGCCGAAGTCATGGTAGAACTGCTGGCCAGCGCCGCGCCACGAGGGCAGAATGCGCCAACGGGTTGTGCCATCAGTGGGCTTGACCGTCTTGCGGCGATTGCCGGCTGCGAGGTCTTGTTTTTTCTGCTTCAAAAGTTCGAGAAGTGAGGACATAGTTTTTCCAGTTTGGAGGGTTGAGGTTTTGAATTGCGATGGAGATTTGGGAAGGTGTTTTACGACCGATTAAATCTCTTCACGCTCTTACATTATAGTCAGTAATGACTATGGCTTCAATGGCAATTACGCGGCAATTGCAGCGTTGCGAGCCATCGCATCAGACAGGCGATCGACGTTGGTCTGGTTGGCCACAACGCGCAGCTGGCCATTGGCTTCACGGCCGGCATCCCGTGCAATTTGCAGCAGCATGTCCTTGCGCGAGTCAAAGGCACGTTCACTGATTTCAGCCAAGCGGAAAATTTGCTGGGCGTCAATCACCCGGGCGGCGGCGGCCTTGTAACGCGGGTCGGTCACCACGGCTGCCAGGATCTCCTTCTCGGTGGTTTTCGAGTTGGTTTCCTTGAGTTCAGCGCGGTGCTGGCTGTCCAGTTGGGATTCGAGAATCTCCTGGGCCAGCTTGTAACGCTCGAACTGGCGGCGGGCGCGCACCGAGTTGACGGCATATTCAACGTACAGTGCGGCATGTTTTTGCATGTCGCCACCGAGGTCGGTGATGTCGATATTGATGTCCTTCTTGAGCTGCAGCGGATTGACAAATTCAATCATGGCTGCGTCAGGGGTAGGCGCGGGGGCTGCGGTATCGGTCATGGTGTTTCCTGTTGATAAAAATAGTCAGTAATGACTGGTGTCATTATAGTGAGTGGCTTCGGTTTAACTAAGCAGTTCCCCCAATCTTTCAAATGTTGCCTCGATCAGACCGATCTTGGAAGGGTCGTGAAAAAGCTGACCCGGACTGATGCCAAAGATGACGGTTGCGTCCAGGTCGGCACGGTAGATTACCTTGCCTGCCAGGTCGCTCGGGGTGCCCTTGATGCCGGGGCTGAACCAGCGCACGGCATTGCTGCCCATTGCGATGATCACCGGCGGCTTCAGAATGTCAATCTCCTGCTGCAGCCACTTGCCACAGCCATTGATCATGCCGTTGGTGAGCATCTTGACTTCCTTGGGCTTGACCGACTTCACCAGCGAGGTGTAGTAGCCATCCCCGGGCTTGAGTCCAACCCCCTTGAGTGCGGCTTTCACCACCTCGGCGGCATCACCCTCCAGCATCTTGCCGGCACGCTCCTCTTTCCAGTTGGGCGAGTCGAACACCAGCATGAATTTCGGCGACGCGCCCATGCGCGGCACCGGATGGGGTGCACCCTTGAGCTGGCAGCCCTCACACCCGCGAATCTCCTCAATCAGGCTGGTGATCTTGACCTTTGCCAGGTGCTCGGCATTCAGCTCCCGCTCAGGCTTAACCATATCCACCGTGAAGCCCGGAATCAGCTCGATGCGATCCTTGAGTCGGCTCGGGTGCGTGGGCGTCACCCCTTCACCGTCAATTGAATAGAACGCGCCCACCTTGCCGAGGGTTTCGCGGTGCTTGGCGTTGACGTTGGTGCGCCCGAGTACCAGCTTTTGCACCTTGGGGTCCAGGTCAGCCAAGCTCTTGAAGACGCCACCCGCATGGTCGCGCAGCTTCATGATGGCGCTGGCCACGTTGGAGCTGATGCCTTTGACGGCCTGAAACGGGGCGTAGAGCTTGTCTTCGCCTTCGATTTCGATGCGGTTGGAGCTCTTGTTCATGTCGGGAGGCAGAATCTTGAGCTTCTTCGACTGTGCGTCCACCACCAGCCCGGTCAACTGATCCTCTTTCTCGATCACAGTCATGGCCGCCGCAAAGAATTCTGCGGGGTAGTGGACCTTGAGCCACATGGTCTGCCAGGAAATCAGCGTGTAAGCAGCGGCATGGGACTTGTTGAAGGAATAAGCTGCGAAGCCTTCGAGGTCGCTCCAGTACGCCCGGGCGGTTGACTCGGACATGCCGTTGTTTAACGGCGTTATTGATTTGATTTTCACAATCCGTGCCTTCTTATAAAACAGTGAATTTGGTTTCTTGAAACTTCATACTTTTCCGCCAGTTTTGTTATGCTTAACCCACTGCGGCGATCAATCAGAACGACAGCTTTCTCGTCGTCTGATAAGAATTTTGTCTTCTTGTTTTTGGACCCAACTGGTCCGTCACACGTTGTCCACCTTGACCCCGTACCTATCCGAGATACCTGAGCTTCCGACAATCCATACTGCTCACACAGGGTCTTTATCTTTACTCCACCCTGTCTCGCGTCTCTGATTGCCATCACGTCTGGAGAGTTGACTTTTCGCCACCAGATTCCGTCACCATGTGACTGTGTTCCGTGCATCCATTTGTCTTGTGAGTTTTCAGACGGTGTCCCGTATCTGAGGTTGGAAGGGATATTGTTTTTTGGATTATTGTCAAAGTGCAAAACATAATATCCTTCCGGACACGGACCCTTAAACCCTTCAAGAACAAGTCGATGAACGAAGTCCCAATACTTCACGCCGTTCAACATGAACTCACACCAGTAGTAGCCCCAAGGGTGTCCGCGAAACTTTACCAGCCTCGTAGGTATCGTTCTCAACCCAATGCCGCGACCCTTAACTGTTCTCTCCATTGATCGCACCCGCCCCATGTCCGAAACTTCGATCAAGTTATCGAAGCGAGGCAGCGGCACCCATTTTTCATCTTTAGTCATTAGTTTTCCAATTGGTAAGAAAGATGAATTATAGTCAGTGCTGACTGCCTAAGCAAAGGAAATAACGTCTGCATTTTCAGCAAGCGCCTGGTCAATTGTTCTGGAGATTCCGTCTGTGCATTTGAACTTCTTGAGGCGATGAACGGTTACCACCGAGCCACCTTCAAGCTCAACTTCTGCATAGCCTGCGGTTGACCCACTTACAAATTTCTCCTTATATGTTGCCATCTTTTCCATATTCTTCTTGCCAATTGCAGAACGCACTCCGTCTGCTTCGCCAGGTGTAAACCCAGAAACTGCCTGAACAACCTTCATGGTTTGCTCCTGATAGACCATGACCCCCAAAGTTTCTGACAAGATTGGCTCAAGTGCTGAATGCTCATAGTGGGCAGCAGTCGCGCCCTGCTTGACCCGGACATAGCGGTCACACAGGCCCGCATCCAGCGGACCAGGACGAAACAATGCTGTAGTGGCACACAGGTCGTTGAAGTCCAGCGGCCCACCCATCGCAAGTTCCTTGAGCAGCTTTTGCATACCGCCACCGGCGAACTGGAAGATGCCCTTGGTGTCGCCCTTGCCAAATGCCTTCAGCACCTTGGCATCATCCAGGGGCAGTCGCAGAATGTCGATGACCTTGTGGTGGCGCTCCTTGATGTAGACCAGCGTCAGGTCGATCAGGTCCAGGGTATTCAGACCCAAGATGTCCATCTTGATCAGCCCGAAGTTCTCCACCTGTGTCTTGTCCCACTGCACCACAGGCAGATCACCCCGGGTGGAGACCACTGCCCGGTTCAGAATTGGTTCGCCAGCCACGATCACACCGGCGGCGTGTTGCGACAGTGAGCGGTTCGCTCCCTCCAGGCGCAGCGCGTAATCCCACAGGATCGGGCGCTCGATCTTGAACTTTTCGATGTCAGGGACACGCTCGGCCGACTCTGCCAGACCCACCGAGACACCGTGTTCTTTCTCCATCTGCTTTGAACAGGCGTATTCCCACGGGTCAAGCCCATGCAGGCGCGCGGTGTCGCGCAGCGCAGAGGCGGCGCCCAGCGTGGAGAAGTTCACCACCCCGGCGACGTTCTCGCGCCCATATTTGTTGATGATGTAGTCCACCACCATGTGACGCTTGCCTGACTCGAAGTCAAGGTCGGCGTCGGGCAAGTCAAGGCGGTCTGGATTGATGAACCGCTCAAACAGGAGCCCGAACCTGATTGGGTCGATGTCGGTGATGCCCATAAGGTAAGCGACCAAGCTCCCGCCAACGCTCCCGCGGCCTGGACCGACCCTCACCCCGTTGTCTTTTGACCAGTTCACAATGTCCTGAACCAGCAGAAAGTAGCCAGAAAATCCCATCTTGCGCAGGGTTTTGAGTTCAAAATTCAGGCGCTCGCGGTAAGGCTCCATTTCAGATTCACTTGGCCGGTGACCCCAGACTGGTGACCCCAGGCGCTTATCCCAACCCTTTTTGACGGCGGCCATCAGGGCAGCGAACTCGTCTTCTGCCATCTTGGGCATACAGGGTGCCAGTTTGGTGAAACTGTAGGTGCATTTCTCTGCCAGCAGCGCGGTGTTGAAGACCCCGGCGCCAACCTTGATACCCAGGCGCGCGGTGAGTTGCTGAACCTCAAACGTCATTGCCTTGGGGTCCATTAGGCACATGTCGCGCTTGTAGGGGTGCGCCATGAAGATCGAGTCCGTCTGCGTGTTGGTGGTGATCGCCTTCAGCACATCAGTCGCATCGGCATCTTCGGGGGTGGCGTAGTAAGCCGGCCGGGTGACGATGATCTGATCCGTTCGTGTTCCCACATGCTTCATTGCTTCGCCATTGAGACGGTCGTACAGCGGCGTATTGACCGCCACCAGTTCAATGTAATAGTCGTCGCCAAAGCGGTATGAAAGCGAAGTATCAATGTCGGTGGCGTTGGGGTGCTTCCAGATGCTATTGACATCACCCGAGGTCACGATCACATCTTCCAGGCCCAGCACGTCGTCCAGGCCCAGGCGGGCATGGTAGTAGTAGTGGTCCGGGGTCAGCGATTTGGTCAGGGCGGCGAACAGGGAGCGCAGCCCCGCGTCCGACTTGACGTAGACCTTGACGCAGTAGCCGTTGTTGGGGCGGTCTTTGAGCTT